TTCATATACCACAGAACTCAGGTATTGAAGAATATAAAAAGAAACAAAATTTAATATATGGTAATAAGTTTTTTGTTACTGCTGTAAGGCATACTTTTAATAAACAAGACAACAGTTTTTTTACAATTTTTGAAGCAGTTAAAGATGTTTATGCAAAAAAAGTTATAGAAGAAACTGATGTTCCTATCATAGAAGAGGTTTCGTAATGAACAATTTAGGTGAACAGTTCGTTTGGTGGTATGGTGTTGTAGAAGATCGTTCTGATCCTCTGGAGCTTGGTCGTGTACGTGTGCGCTGTTATGGTTGGCATACAGATGATTTAGATGAGCTTCCAACAAGAGACCTTCCCTGGGCACAGCCTATTCAAGATATAACGTCTGCTGCAATCAGTGGTATTGGTAAAAGTGCAACTGGTATTATAGAAGGTTCATGGGTTGTTGGGTTCTTTGCTGATGGAAACGAAGCGCAGCGTCCTGTTGTTATGGGAACTATGGCTGGTATTCCAACTGAAATGGGAACTAAAGGATTCAATGATCCTGAAGGAATGTATCCAACACTAGATAGTTTATTTCAACCAGACACTCCACGCCTTGCTCGTAATGGTGTTAATGCTGAGTCTGATACATCACTTATTGCAAAAAGAAATAATAGACTTACCGATGTTCCAACAGCAACCGCTCCAGATATATCTACTTTAAAACCAGATAAACCTTACAGTGCTGATTATGCTATTGATGATGAAGGCAATAATACAGTTCCAACATGGAACGAACCAAATGCAAGATATGGTGGCGAAGGTGCTGTAGACCCTGAAGCAAATGGATCAACATATCCATATAATCATGTCTATCGTTCAGAGTCTGGTCATATATTTGAAGTTGATGATACTCCAGGCGTTGGTAGAATACATCAGTATCACAATGCTGGAACATTTGAAGAGATACAGCCAGATGGCACTCGTGTAACAAAGGTTGTTGGTAAAAACTATGAAGTTGTTATTAGCGATGAGAACATCTATATTCAAGGTACTCAGAACATTACTGTAAAAGGTAATGCTAAGTTGTATGTACAAGGTGATCACTATACAGAAGTTGATGGTAATCAGTATGTGACAGTTCGTGGTGATCGTGTAACAAAGATTCAAGGCAATGATCTGAAAGAAGTTATGTCAGATGAGTCCTCTCAAATAAACGGCAATAAAACAATGCGTGTCTCTGGTGATAGAAGAACAACTGTTGATGGCTTCTACAATGAAACTATTGGCAAAAGTAACATTGTGAAAATCAAAAAGAGTGAAGAGAAGACTGTATTTGTCAATAGCTCAACAATGGTCTCTGGGAATACATCATTCACTGCAGTTAATAATACAAACATTGGTAGTGGTGGTAATGTATCAATTGCTTCTGGTGGAAGATTTGATCTCAAATCAATAGGCGCTGCCACCATGTCATTTGTTTCTACATTCCGTAAAATTGTAACAGGCGTAGCAAGTTTAACATATGTTGGGAACTACTTCTCAAAGTATACAGCTGAAAGCCAGTTTGATCATAATGGCGATCATTGGTATCGAAAAGGTGCAGATAGACACAACAGACACGCTGCTGGTGTTGACTATGCATGTAGTGGTGATCCAGTTCGCTCTGGTGCAAATGACTGCACTGACTTAACCCCACCAACACCTCCTGGAGTTTAAGATATGATTCCTGACTTATCAAAATGCGGTTTAAGTTTAGATATATTAAACCTCGATGCTGCAAACAAAGCTATCGAAGATGCTATGAAGGAACTTTCTGGTGCTGTAGGTGGTATTGCAGGTAATATTGCTAACCTTCAATCCCAACTTGAAGGTGAGATGAATAAAGCTCTTGCTGAATTAGAAAACCTCATTCCAGAGATACCAGACCTACCACCCAATCTTCAGTTAGAAATGGCAAAATTAATTGGTTTACTCAACGATCCATTAAAAGCATTAGATTTAGCCGCACAGATTGATAAGATTAAAGAACTATTTGGTGATGCTCCTGGATTAGACTTAGATGCTTTGCTTGGTGATTTAAATGCATTGTTATCCTTCGACATATGCAAAGACATTCCTAATCTTGACGCAGAGCCAATATACGATGAGTTTGGTTTAGAAATTGGATATACATATGTCAAAAAAGGATTAGTACCAGACGCGCCAGTGATAAATGCTATTAAGTTACCACCACCTCCAACTCCTAAGACATTAGAAGAAGTTGCTTTGGCGGTAGAAGATGTAATGAGTAAAGCAAAACCAACCATTGCTGCTATTGCAAGTGATTTAAAAAGTGCCTTTGGTACTTTTGCTGCGCCTTCGTCGATAAAAATGCCAAAAATACCTACTATTGAATCTATCCCTGTCCCAGAGGTAATGGGTGGTATGCAAGTTAAATTTGTCGATGCTGCTTCACAACTATCAACAGTATCAACTAGTATTGTTACTTCAGACGCAACAGGAAATCTTTTAAAATCTGTATCTGGGTTTTTACCAGAAGGATTTAAAACTATCGCTGAATTTGAAACATCATTCTTTGCTAAAAGAGATAAACTCATAACTGTAAAGACTAATCAAATTGAAGAAATTAAAAGACAGCAACGAGAAGTATCAGTACCTGCTTTTAACTCCACTGCTGGTCTTCCAAGCGAAGGCACTGGAGATATTCAAAAGGACGCTTTGGCTGCGCAGCAGGGTTTTAGTAATCTCAGCAAAGAGTTGGGAAGTTTGTTTTCTGCAAGTAGTATCAATTCTTCTGTATCAAAGTACACATCAAAATTGAATACAGACTTAGCTGCTGCACAAAAAGAACTAGAAACCGATCTTGCTGAGTTAAAAGCTATTAATGAAGCTCCGAAATCAAGTGATAATAGTAATCACCATCTAGCATTGTATAAAGATTTCTTGCCAAGATAACTTATAAATAATAAAAAGAAAGATGTTGACATATGCCCGAACTTAAAGAACCAGTATTTAAAGATATACCGCTAAGTTTTACAGCGCATCCAATCACTGGTAATGTGAAAGCATTGGTAAATCGTGATGCCGTAAAGCAGAGTGTAAAGAATATTGTTCTTACTAACTTCTACGAGCGACCATATAGTCCAATTCTTGGAGGTGATATACTATCTCAATTATTTGAAAACATGGATCCTATTACTGAGTATAACGTAGCAAAGAAGATTCGTCAGGCATTAAACAATTATGAACCAAGAGCAACCATTGATGATATTAAAAGTGATTTCAATCAGGATCAAAATGCAATAAATGTAACCATTACATTCCGAATAAGAAATGATGCAACACCAATTTCCGTCAATGTATTGCTAGACAGGGTAAGATAAATGGCAGCAAATTCCGCAATTAGCGTAACGAGTCTTGACTTTGACGCTATAAAAACATCAATGAAGACGTACATATCTTCGAAGCCAGAGTTTACTGACTATAACTTTGAAGGCTCTACGATTAGTATGATACTCGATCTTCTCGCATACAACACATATCAAAATGCCTTTTATACAAGCATGATTGGTAACGAGATGTTCCTCGATTCTGCGCAGCTTCGTGACAGCGTGGCTTCAAGAGCAAAGATGCTTGACTATGTTCCTCGTTCTGCTCGTGGTGCAAGCGCAACACTCAATGTTGAAATTACACCAACAGGCGCACCAGTCTCTGTCACCATTGATAAAGGTTCAGAGTTCTCTGCTACGGTAGATGGTGAATCATATAAGTTTGTTACACCTCAAGCATATACATTGAGTTCGAATGATTTGTATACAGGTGATATTACAATCACTGAAGGTCGTCCAATAACACATCGATACACCGTGAGCACGACCTCACCTGTCCGCTACATCCTTCCTAATGAAAACGTAGATACAACATCAATTACTGTTGACATTCAAGAGTCAGCTGATAATCAAAGTTCTACACGATACAATGTTGCTAGTGATATATCTCAAGTTCAAGCAAACAGCGCTGTATATTTCCTTCAAGAAGTTGAAGATAGTCAATATGAAATTTATTTTGGTGATAATGTAATTGGTAAGGCTCCGGTTGATAGTAATATAGTTATTGCTAACTATCGTGTCTGTAATGGTACAGTTGGTAATGATATCAATTCATTTACCAGCCCATCGACACTTGGCGGATTTAGTGCGTTTACAACAACTGTCAATGCTCCTACAGCAGGTGGTTCTGATAACGAATCAATTGAGTCAATTAAGTTCAACGCTCCTAAGAACTATGAGACACAAAACCGCGCAGTTCTTTCTGAAGATTATAAACGCATTATTCTTAGAGACAATGGTGACTTCCAATCAGTCAGTGTATGGGGCGGTGAAGAGAATAGTCCTGCTATTTTTGGAAAGGTGTTTATTTCAATCAAGCCAGTCAATGGCTTCACTATTTCTTCTCAGAGAAAAACAGACATTAGAACACAGCTTAAAAAATACAATGTTCTTTCTATCGACCCTGAGTTTGTTGATGCTTCTTTCTTGTATATCAAGCCAACTGTAACTGCAAGATATAACTCAAACGCAACAACTCTTTCTGCTATAGCGGTTCAAACTAAAATAACAAGTGCTATTGTTAATTTTGAAAACACAAAACTTGGTACGTTTGATAGTAATAGATTTAGATACTCACAGTTCGTTCAAACAATTGACGATGCAGATCAATCTATTGTGAGCAACCTTACAACAATCACAATTGAAAAAAGGTTTGTTCCAAGCATCACAACGAGATCAACATTCAGTGTTGGTTTTGATAATCCATTACACAACCCTCATGCTGGGCACAAATTTACAATTAGTTCAAGCGCATTTACATTTGAAAATCAAACTTCTTATTTTGATGATGATGGTAATGGAAACATTCGTATATTCTATTTGTTAGATTCTACTAGAGTGTACTTGTCTCAAACAGCAGGCGCTGTAAATTACGTAACAGGTCTTGTCACAATTAGTGCTTTTCTTCCGACTGCTTTTGTTGGAAGCTCTATTAGTATCTTTGCTAATCCAAAAAATAATGATGTTGATTCATTTCGTAATCAAATACTATTGTTTGCAGGTGCTACTGTTTCGGTTGTTGATGATACAACTACTGTGGTTGCTGCAAATACGGTTACAGCCACAACGACAGGCGTAACAACTGAGAATTCTGGTTCTAGCGTTTCACCACTGGTGTATTAAAAATGGCTATAGATAAGAAAATTTCAACGCTCGTTGAGCAACAGTTCCCTCAGTTTGCCCGCGATGATGGTCCAAACCTCGTTGCGTTTGTAAAAGCGTATTATGAGTGGACTGAACAAGCTAACAA